TTACACAATTTATAAGAAGAAGATTCCAATAAGGATTCCCATAATCAAACCTTTGAGCCAAGCCCAAACGGCGGCTTCATATGGGTGAAGTTTGAATCTCCTACAAAACTGATAGTACTTTCTGCGATCAAAATCAATAATTCGCTTAATCATAATTAGAAGGTGTAATCGGAGTATGTTTTTGTTTTATGTTTGGTGCTGAAGTCAGGTTTGGCATCAACGTCGATAATATCGTTTTGTGCGATTTGATCGACATCATAAAGTCTCATTCTTGCCCTGTCAATACCAACAACAAATTTCCGATGAACCGTGGGATCATTGTATCTGTTTTTGAGTTGTTTAACCATGATCTGCCCCATGCTGTCCATCTCATCATTACTAATAAGAGCAAACATGAAGTCGGCAGTAGCAGGAAGGCCAAAAGACTCAGATGTATCTGTAAGTTCGACGTCACTGTTAGAGAATCCTGAACGAGTTGTTTGTGTAGCGCTTACCACGGGTAGGTTATATTTGCCCGCGAGTCCTCGAAGTTCTTCCGCAATCGACTTAACCACAGTGTAGCTATTGACGTTGGAAGCCATACGGTAACGAGAAGAGGTACATATATTGATATAATCAACAAAAATAATATCTGGCCTGAAAGATTTCTTAAGTTGCAACTCTTTGATGAGTGCCTCGAAGTGTCCTGCATGAGCTGAAGCGGTAGGGTATTCTTTGATATAGAGTTTGCCCTGAGTCTTCTTGTGGAGACTCAGAACTTTATTCTCGAACATTGGTCGAGGTATCTCTATGATATCTTGTACTGGTGTGTTTAGGAGGTTCGCATCAATTCTTTCAGCAATTCTCTCCTCCGCCATTTCAAGTGTAATGTACAGTACATTTTTGCCTTGTAGTAGCGCGGAAGCAGCAAACGAACACATAAAGAGGGACTTACCGACGCCCGTACCAGCCAGAGCGATATTGAGAGTCTTATTAGGAATCCCACCTTTCGTAACTTTATCAAAATATTCGATGCCAAAAGAAAGCCTTTCCTCCTTGAGATGATAGAAATCGTATCGTTCGTTGTAGTCGTTTAGATAATCGTGTCCAATGTGATCATCAAAAGACACAGCCAGAGCATCAGAGAGAAGTTCTGGAATTGAATCATTGGGCGTATCTTTATCATCATGAATTGATAAAGATTCAGAAAGAGCGAGGTAAATCGCCCTCTCTTTGCACCACTTCTCAGAAACATCCATCAACCATTCTAACTTGTTATCTTCTTTCTCAAGAAGAAGTTTGAAGGTCTCTTCTAATTGCTGATACTCATCATTAGTTATTCCACTCAGTTCCTCAACATCAACAGCAATGGTTTGCTTTGTTGGACACTGATTATACTTCACAAAGTACTCTTCAATGATGTTGAAGAATGTTTTAGTGGAGAAAGAAGTAAAGTACTCTTTCTTCAGATATGGTAATACTTTGCGGCTAAAGTCTTCATTGTGAATTAGATTCCGAAGGATTGTGAGTTCGTTGGACGGGATCATAATAATGAAGATAGGTGGACATAATATATTTGGTACCTGAGATAACCTCTAATCCTGCGTGTGGATACTGCCATGTTGGTGGAAACACCAATACAGATCCAGTCATAGGAATAATGGTGCATTCTGGAATGAAATGCGTGTCTCCACCCTCAAAATCATGATTGAGGTAGAAGAGAATGGCGAGGTATCTCATCGCCGATGCCGGGGTACTCACATCGACATGCATGTCGAATCTTTCTCCCGTTTGTGCATTATATCGCTTTAACCTCATTCCTTCCAGTATTGTTGGCTGATTGGGCCAGAAACTGGTGTATTCCACACAATCTTTAGCATACTGATTTACCACCCTCATGACATAATTTGTCATAAGAGAGTGGTATTCTGGTAAACTTTCAGAGAGATTCATCTCTGTGAAGTATGGTTTACAATCATGATTTACTTTCACATGATTGGATGGGTTGTTTTCAAATGCAGTGATGAGATCTTTGCAGAGTTCGGGTTCGACTACTCCATCATAGATTCTCACAAAATCAAGATGCTTCATTGTTGTCACATAGATACATTTTCAATATGTCATAGTAGTTCTTATTCAACTGGTAGACGTGTTTGAATTCATCCAATTCAAGATGAGGAAACAAAGACCAATACTCAATGATCTTTGGATCGTCAACTTCCATAAGAAAATACTCGTCTGGCGACATCGTCAAGCTTTCGCATAATGTCTTCTGTGAAGTATGATTCTGGGTCTGCCAGAATTTGCTTTGCGTAGATTTTGCGTCCGTCTCCAAGATCGTATCTTCCTGCGACATTCTTCCAAAGACCTCCTAGTTCTCCTAATTCTAACATGCCATAGTAACGGTCAAGACCCCTCTCATCATAAAAGAGACGAACCGTAACCTCTTGATTCTCTTTACTTAGACGCGACTTAGCAGTCTTTGCCTTAATAAGATTTCCGATGACATCCTTTCCATCCTTTTCCTTCTTCTTTGAGAGATGAATGATGGTTGATGATGCGTATTTGAGTCCGCTTCCGCCGCCCATTTCTTTAGTTGGGACATAAGCTCCGATGACGTCATAAGTGTGATTGGTAACAATAAGTGGGATGTTTGCTTGTCCTAGTTTTAGGGTTAGCATTCTGAATGCACCCTTGACGAGCTGGGACTTCGTCATGTCACGAACCTGCTTATCATTTAGTGCATCTGTAATCTCTTTCTCTGTGGATAACATTCCCAGAGAATCCAAAACAAACATTAGAGGTTTCCTTTCATCTTCTGGAGATTTCAGATAATTCTCAACAATTTGTAATGCTTTCTGTCTAAACTCTTCGATGGTTACGACGTTAGCCACCAAGACGCGGGAGGTATCGATATTCCGCTCATCGAGTAGATTGCGAGTGATAGCAGACTCTGCGTCAAAATAAATGACCCCACCGTCAGGATAATCGGATAGAAAGTTTCTGACCACAGCGAGGGAGAAGAAAGTTTTGCCAGTACTGCTTTCGCCAGCAATAGCGGTGATTTTATTACCACTAATGCCACCGTAAATACTACCACTACAAAGGGCATTGAATATAAAGCTCCCAGTATCAATATATCGTTCATTCTCGACAATATTCGCCGCAAGTTCTGCATGTTCACCTCCAATGTCCTTTGCGATTTTAGATAAGAAATTACTCATAAGAAATCCTTTATTTAATATTAGGTTTGGTCCATCCTTTATGTTGTAATAATTTGCCACTGAGTACTTGACTCACACAACCTTTGTGGAGATTAAACTCTCGACAAAATTCAGACATATTAGTACGCGTAATAATTTTACCACAAGGAGACTTGATAGTAAAAGTATTAACTCGTGACGCTATAAGTTTCTTGAGATTATCCTCAGTGACAGGATGACCCATTTTCGATTGAGAGATCTTCCTGGCCCATTCGCCGTCGATGATTCTCCCTTTGTGGGCATCACTAATCTTCTTCCTAGTCTCTTCGTCATGTGTAACACCAAGATTCCAGGGTCGTGCGACTTGTGTAATCTCACAACACTCAGATAAGTCCACCCAGACTTTATCTCTAGGTGGAAACCCAAACACTTCGTCTAATGATGTAAAGTCAATTAATTCTTTCATTACGAAAAGAAGTCCTCCAATGAAGCAACGGTTTCTGTCTTCCATCCAATGACATCGAGAATGCCCTTTAGGGGGTCAATGAAACCTTTCTCAAACATAAGGTTGTAGTCTATGTAAGGATGTAAGTTTAATTCTTTAGGTAACTCACTGATAAATGATATAACATTCTCACCAATTGGATTTGGTTTCTTCAGAATTACATACTTTACTTTCTCTCCAGATTCAATGGTGCTGAATCTGTTGGTTAAGTCCTTTTCTTTTACATGATGATTGAAGAGAAGTGCTCCTCTGATGTGAATGGGTGTTGATTTTCTGTAGATTGATGATGGGTCTCTAAACTTATTCAGATTGTTGGCTGTGCGAGGAAAGGAGATTTGCTCCACATCAAGATTGGAGAAGTGGTTTCTCTTCTCTTCGATGTATCGAATGAGTTGCTCTTCAGTTCCAGACATAATAATGTCCAGACACTCTTTGATATAAGTCCTACAAGGTGCAGGAGTGGAAGACTTAACAGCTTCAATACCCATCATCTTGAGTGAGGGCTCGTTGTAACGAACACCCTCGTTATCCCAGACGTTTAGGATATAGCGCTTCTTGGCAGTCCAGATACCTTTCTCTGCAATACACTCACGCTTCATAACAAGCGTGCGTTCGTAGCAGTTTAGATAATCTGATAACTCGTCATATGACTCATCAATGAAAGGAACGATTTTATTCTCAGCGAATGTATTCAATACATCAACAACTCTCTCTGCAGAAGCGGAGTTCCGAAGGGAATCGACACTGCCCACAAGAGGGCCAAGATTAAGATAGATAGAATCAGTATCTGAAGCGATGACATAATCTTCTTCTTTCGTTCTCAAACACATATTTAGAAACTCGTTGACCTTACGCTCAATCCATCTAATGGCAACCTGACCTGTAAGGGTGATAGCCTCTGCGTTGTCAAGTTTGTAGTGCCTGAAGTATTGATTTCCTAAGGCACCATAAAGAGAGTTGAGTTGAATCTTCCTCACCATCTGGAAGTTTGAGAATTTACTAACTTCCTTGACAGTTTTCTCTCTCAACTCAATCAACTCTTCATTAGAGAGATGGGAAAACTCACCACCCTCTGATGCTACAATATCCTTTTGAGCTTCTTCTCCAGCTCCGCCGATGAGATACCCCAATTACTTATCCCTCTTCTCTTTCAGGAGTTCTTCGTACAACTTATTAGTACAATCGAGACACGTAGCGGTCTTCGCACCCCATCGATACTTATCAGCAATCTTCACTGGAACTCCACAGGTCTCACACGGGAGATACTTGTCACTCATCGGCATCCTCATTCTTTATTGATTCTAACACGTTTTTCTCTTCTTGGTAAGGTTTCTCCTCACCTTGCATCAAATCCCATGCACGACGAATTTCAGGATACAACCAAGTATCCCAATCATTAAAACAATACTTCCAGTTGGTGGGATTGGTCACACAAGGCACTACGAGATTTACCCATAGTGCCATTGCGTATGACCAAAACACAAAGAAGTTCATTAATCACTCATCATCAAAGAAAGAAGTGAGGTCATTCTGTGTATTATCAGACATAACACATTCATAAAATTTAGTTAGATCACGTTTAGATATTGTTGTAATTCTTTCTTCGGCATCAGATAGATACTTCTCTGATAAATCGAATCCAATATAATCGTGTTGAAGCAGTTTTGCTGCTACTCCTGTTGTACCAGAACCGTTGTATGGATCCAACACCAATCCAGGTTCACTCAACACTGACTGAATGCATCTGACTGGAAGAATCAAGGGATATGGTGCTGGATGATCATTCTTCATATCAGGTCCAAACTTCCAAACAGAACCATAATTTGCGCATTCTCTTGGAAGACGTGGGTGTTTCCTGCCTTTACATAACCAGTAGATTCTCTCATCATTGTGGAGAAATCTATAACCAGAAATCTCAACCGCTCCACCTCTGTTCCAAATGATCTCTTCTCTGATGTTCCACTTTGTTTTTGTCAACCATTCCCAAGGAGAAATTGCATCACCATCAAAGTATCTAACCTTATGATTGTAGAAAAAAGAACCACCCTCTACTGTCTTATCAAAGATAATATCTAACAGTTCAATTTGTTGTTTCTGATACTCTTCTTCGGAAATACTATCAGAAAAGTTATCATATTCAATCTTACGAAACACACCATTGGTGGATACACCAGGAATGTATCTCTTCTCTAAAGCATCTTTGGATGAACCCAACTTCCTTTTATTATATGGAGGAGAAGTGACAGTGCAATTAATTGAATTATCATCGAGTTGTTTTGCCAACTCAATACAATTACCTAGTCTTAGATCAATCATTATCGATCGAGAATACATATCAAAGATATTATATCACATTTGATTATTTATTATTACTTCAATCCCCTTCGTTTCATTTCTTCTTCGATGTTGACCAACTTCTGTTTCTTTTCCAACATTGTTTTCTTATATCTTTTCCTTTCTTCATAGATGGTAGTTACCAACTCTGGCATGAAACCTACCTGTTCCTTGGAATACATTGCACCATTGGCGGCAATACAAACATCTTCATCATAAGACAAATCAGATTCTTTCTGAATCATTTTCTCCACATTGGTGCGTGGATGCTTTTCATCTAGAAGTGTTTCAGGAGAAACATTCAGGAAGCGAATGAGAGAAGGATACAGGGAATTAAGGTCAAAGGATATCACCCAATCATAAGAACCTGGAATAGGCTCTTTCACATAAGCGCCAGCAAACTTATCATCTTTCTCTGATTGGTCTTTTGGGTGAAGAACAATATTCTTCTCTTTGAGGTAATTGTAGATAATAACATCCCACAATCTCACCATCCCAAAACAATCAGAGTAATTACAATGAGCATCATATGCCATCAACATGACAAGATCGATGAGTTTCATCTTCTCTTCCAATCTGTCAACCAAATCGACGTCAATTAGGTTGTAATCAACAAACTTATTCCAACCATTTGTGTAGAAATCTCTGAAGGTTTCAAACTCAGAGTGGTCAAGTTTCTTCTGCCCAAGTTCGATTTCAGCAATCACATCCAATCGATATGATTCTCTGTTAACAAAGGTAAACTTCTTATAGAGATCGAGATAATCCAAAACGGTAACACCCATAAGCTCATATCTGATTTGGGTTTTACCGTACTTCTCAAAGGTGTCTTCTCTGAGGAATCCCATTGGAGAAAGTCTCCTTTGGTGTTTGTTACCAAGAACCTTCCTAATGCGATTACAAAGATATGCCATGTCGAAACAATCGACATTCCACCCTGTAATCACTTCTGGTGAAGTAGATTCCCACCAATCAACAAAGGTGGCAAGTAATTCATATTCACCATCACAGAGAACGTAATTCACATCATCTCTGGTAGATTTCCATGGGCGAGAACCAAAGGTGATGATTTGTTTAGTGTTGAAATTCTTTAGTGAGATGAGAAGTACTTCTTCAATTGCTTCTTCTGGTTTAGGGAAACCATTTTCAGATGATGTCTCAATGTCAAGAGACCACATCTTGATTTTACCTACATCATATTCAACTTCACCTGAATATTCTTCAGAGAGAAATTGATATACAAATCTTTCCATACCATAAACTCTGGTACCAGAAACATCTTTGTATTGATCGATGAAATCTCTTGTCTCTTTGATGGTGCCAGGTTGCACGGGAGCAACATATTGCCCATCTAATGTCTGAAACTCTGTAGGTACTCGCGACTGAAGATACATCGTAGGACGAAAGGGGACCTTCTCTGTGAAGTGTCCCCCCTTCTTATCGTCATACCCACGAACAAATATGTCGTTGCCGTATTGTTTGGCAAAGGTATAGAAACGTGTCATTGATAACGAATACGCTCTTCCCTCAGCACCTTCTGTACGGCATCACGAACATGCATCAATTCAGAAAAGCAATCACTTTCAATTGCTTCAGCTCTAATCTCAGCATCCGCTTTGTAAAGCGATTGAGACATCAAATCGATGGCTTCCACCATCCTTTTATTCTTCGCGATAGAGTGGTTCATACTCTTCATCTGTTGATAACTCTTCATTTAGTATAACAGGTTCTGGTGTGGAAATCAACTCATTTAGTTTTCCCACTTTGCGCTCATACGCATCCACAACCCTTTTGGTTGGCTCACACACTGTAAGGAGATCTTCAGACCTGAGCAATACATGATCGTCGTCAGTATACTCAGGCCAACGATTTAGCACAATCTTAGACTTACCCGAGACGATATGTGGACGAAGAAGGTGAACACGAGGTTCGTGCTCTAATTCCTCACTCAGGCTGACTATCGTCGACCCGTTCTTCAGCACCATCATCATTAGGTTCATCTTCGCTCTCCAAAATTTCTTCCAGTGTTCCTTCTTTTGCAGTCATTGCTGCCGCAACATGATCCACTTCTGGATACACGATCTTCTTATACTGCTCTGCAACATCATTGCGAGGTTCGAGAATCGCCGCGACGTGGTCAGTACGATAAGGGAATTCGTTCTCATCTGAAGCAGGACAGAAAGGTGCCATCCTCAGATTCAGACTGTTGTTTTCTCCCGTTTGATAAGTTACAAGTCGAGGCTCCTTCAGAAGGTAAGCGAGAACCTCACCATTATCGGTGTTTTCAACTTGTCGGATGTCAGCAATAACGTGCTGTCCGATTTGGTTTACAAGAATCTTAATTGCCATAGATCTCCAATCATAAAAAAGACTCCTGCCTATTATAGCAGGAGTCCGTAATGTTATTTAGAGGTCAAGAAATAGGAAGCACTTTACGCTTTTGGGCTTCTGGTACTTCTTTCAGAAGACGAATCTTCAGAAGTCCATCTTGGTAAGAGACATCTTCCACAACCACATCATCACCCAACTGCCAGTTACGACTGAAGGTGCGATATGCGAGTCCACGATGACTGTATTCACGCTTATCTTCAGCTTCTCTGTGAGTGCTAACTGTCAGTACTCCACGTTCAGTAGCAACTTCGATTTCATCACGAGAGAATCCAGCGAGTGCGATTTCTAGTTCGGTACACACATCACTTACACGAATGATGTTGTATGGTGGGTATCCAGCGTTTGCTGAATCTGTGAGTGCATCTAATCGGTTGAACATAGTCTCCAAACCGAGAGACACAGGGGAATAACGCTCCCATTTGGCTAGGCTATTCATTTTATTTCTCCTTATAAAGCGAGATGTTTACAATGTAACCCCCGAAGGCGATTACATTAGTAATTTATCACACCTCAGAGAATAATTGAGGTGTGGGTATTACTACAACTGTGGAAGTATCTCATTCAGAGTTGCTTCGAGTTGGTCTCTAGGTATGATGGTATTATCTACCACCTTATCACCAGGAAGAATAAATCCACCAAGATCGAATACTTGTTGGATATCCAAACGGAATAAGTTACCTATTTTCTGCACACCAAGAAAGAAACCTTCTTTCTGGTATACTTTGAGTTTGTTAGATGGTTTACCTAATTCATAATTAGACCAACCATGATTTTTCATAATGTCAGATAACTTCACAGGCCATAACCCTCCCTAATTTTAGGAGTCAGGTCTTTAGTTACCTGTTGAGTGAGATTTGCCGCAAGAGCGAGATGGCCATTTTCGATGGCTTCATCAATTACATCCCAAGCAGCAAGGCGCTCACAGAGCAGCTGAGTCTGGGTTTGAGTTAGAATAGTCATTTGGTCTCCTTTGTTTACCTTTGTATTCTAACACCACACTGCCGTTTGTGGAGGTGTGGATACCACTACCACAGAGGCACAACACACAGGGAGCAACTTCTATTGAAAGCTTGGAAGTTTACGTACAACACATAATCCCCACCCACTTGGAAGATGAAGCATGGGGTACCTACCCCAACCTTATCATACTCAAGTTCCACAGACAGGTTTTCATTAAACATACTGTATGACCGACCAGCAAAATGCTGATTGGCATATTTTTTCACTTTAATCATCGTTTAGATCCAATTGAGTATTTGGGTACGAGAGTCCATTCGGATTTCTCTCTGTGAGGAAGAATCTTAATCTGACTGATGCTGGATGATTCCTCTACCATTTCTTCATTAACAATATTCACCAATCCCCAATCTGAAAGGAGTCTGGTGATTTTATTTCTTCTCATTCTATCATTTTCAGAGAAGTCTGAGGTTTTACCATCAAGCAAAAAGAGTTCTTTGAAGTGCACAATGTAATACTTGCCTTGTTTATGAAGAATATGACAAGATTGATACAGTTTCTTTTCGTTTCTACTTGCAACTCCAATCCTAGTGAGCGTTTCTCTACACTTGAGAAAGTCATCAGGTTGGTTGAGTGTCACCTCCACAAGATGATCTGCGGTCCACATTTCCATGAATCATTATTATTATCAGTGTTATTTATCATTCATCAACATCATACTCTATTTGGTAACTTCTCAGTTTTAGAATAAGATGCTGATATTGATCCCAGATGTATTCTGAACCTGTTCTCTCTTGCTCGAATTCACATGCGCGTATCAGACGATACACCTCCTCTTTGTTGAATTGAATCACTTTCCACCCCTGTCTAATAATTTTACAATTTGTTGAATTTCATCCTCAGTAAGAATCTCCATTGCCTGAAGAGCCTTCTCTTTGGAATATTGATAGTACTCCATCACCTCTTTGAGATGATTGGGCTCATCTAATTTAGGAGTTCTCGCAAATCGATTTCTAGGACGAATCATCACATAGTAATAGAGATACTGTAGTCTAGGTGGAAGGTGGTGAAACTTATTCATCTCTTCCGCAAAGAGTACAGTATCCATATGCATCGCAAACGATCGATTGATGATGAATGGGAGATACCCACTCATATCATCAACCAATCCACTCTGTTTATTAATCGATTTGACGTAATCGAAGGGAGATCTTTTGCTCATTCAAATACCACCGAATCATCCATCATTAGCATTGTAACGAGAGTTTGAAGGGAGATGAGAGGATCTGCATCATTTGCAACTCTCTCTGCATAAGTTCCAATGTAATCAAATGCCGAACCATAGCAAGAGGGAGTTCTCTTCAATCGCTTTTCTATTTGTGAGGTAAGCTTCCTCAGCACCTGACTTGGAGGTATGTGAGAGTTGGAGAATATCCAATCTCTTGCACCATCGTAATTCTTAGATGCAATGCAGTCGATTAGAGTTTCTACTGATTGATTGAGAATGGATACATCCAACTTCCCATCAGTTGTATTACCTTGCAGTCCATTGAGAATACTCCTCCAATCAGGAGCATTATCCATGATGTATTTCGCAAGAGTATCTTTGTCGAATGTAATGTTATTCTGTTTGAGAATACTAATGCATCTTTTGAACATCTCCCCACTCAACTGAGTGAGACTCCGATCACCAAATACATTAAAATCAAACACAGAACAACGCGAATGTATGGCGTCAATGATGTTATGGGGGTAGTTTGCCGTGAGGGCGAATGTACAGTGATTTTGGAATTCTTCAATAAGGGCACGGAGTGCTTTTTGAGAATCCTGTGTGAGGTTGTCTGCTTCATCGAGAATAACTACTTTCTGTCCTCCATACATGGAGGATGTTGATGCGAATCCAGCAACTGTTGTACGTACGTCACCAATACCTCTATCAAGAGAAGCGTTGACGAAGAGTACGTCAGCATCAATCTCTTGACAGAGAGCACGAACAAGTGATGTTTTACCGACACCAGCAGGACCAGCGAGAATAAGATTGGGGAATCTCTTCTCATCCCTAAAGGTTAGGAATTTGGATTTGATATTCTCAGGAAGAATACAATCCTCCACAGTGGTTGGTGAATATGACTCTACCCAAAGGTATTTCTTCACTTGATTCATTACGATAATAATTGGATTGTATCAGGTCAGAGCATGTAACGTCGAGAATAACGCTCACGCTCTTCTTCTTTCTTCACGAGACGAGAGAATTCACGCTCAACACCATCAAAGAAACCAACGAGAATTCCCACAGCAAGAAGAGTGTGGAACAAAGTCATAATCATAATTAGGATTACTAACAACCTTATTATAACACAAACCGACGGCGATCGCTAAACTCTCTGCCACTCATTCCAATTAGGATGTTTGCTGCGACAGCGATAAGAAACAATTGCCGAAGAAATTCCCAGTGCTCTGGCGGCGTGTGATTGTGTGCCATAATGAATTCCCATTATAACACATCCTTTTCCCATTTTCAACCTTCTTTCTTCACTGGCGGGTTGTGTTTTATAACCACTCACGCCCTTATTCCAACTCAATTTCCCTTTCTTCTTTTCTCTAATTCTTTCTTTTGTTTCTTCACTCATCGAAACACCAAAACGAGGATGGTTGGTTTTATCTTTTAGTCTCTCTTTTGCCTTTTGAGAAATTATTTGTTTTGTTTCTAATGTGTGATTGTGTCCCGATAATCCTTCACCTCCTTCTGTTAGGTTCATAAGAATTCCACCATCACACTTCCGCCCATAAAAGCGAATTAGTGTTCTCTCTAACTCAAACGCCTCTTCTTCTGTGAGGTTTTCTTTCACTAATCTTATTCTGTTTTTATCTTTGGGAGGTTTCATTCCCTTCCTTTTATCCCAAGCGCGATAATCTTTTCCTTTCCCCACATAAAACGGAGAATAAAGATCTTTGCGCATCCAAAGATAAACATAAAAGTTTTGTCTCATTAGGTTGTTCGTGGTTATTATTATTTATAAGCATAAGAAGGGGGAGGTTTTATCCTCCCCCTAAACCCGAAGGGTTTGCCTCTAAACAACCACGAACAGAGACACCTTATTTATCACCAGTTGCTGTCGGGTTCGAGGGCAACAAAATAAACGAGCGGACGTGAATGGGACATAAACTTGGCAAGATTTTTCTCACTCATAACCACATCATAATCACCAGTCAGCAGTTTGAGATTTTCCACCTTTGCGTTCGCTTGAAAGACCCGATCTGTTTCACCAACTTCAATCTTATAAGAGTTAGATCCAGAATTCTTCTTATCACGAACGGTGAGGAAGATTTTCTCACCGTCACCAACCAAGGACACGTCAGGAATCTGAAGAACAGCAGCTGCTTTCTTTACAGTTTCCAAATGCTCTTCTGTCATAACAACACACACGTCCTCAGAAGGAAGCTTCAGCTCTTTCTCAGGTGGTGCAGCGATTACAGAAGGATCTGCATAACGATATTCAATGGAATTGGTACCATCTGTAATGACGATTGCGTGATCTTCCAACATCAACTCCGCACCTGGAATCAAAGAGAGACAAGATAGGAATTGGTTGAGATCATAGATTGCAATGTCACGGTCAAAGCTCTCATCAATGTCACATTCAGAAAGAATGTTTTTCATAACTGACATCGTGCGCAGTTGCTTACCAGCACGAATCAGAATGGATTGATTGATCGTGCTGAAATTCTTCAGCAACGATACAGTTTCTTGAGATAGATACATATCGAAAATGATGGGTTATTTCAATTATAACAGGGTTACTGATGGTATTCAACAGGTGGGGCCAGAGTTTGGGTCCCACCCACACTCATCAGAGTATGCCTTATCTTCAGCACAGTCAAGGTAAGAACTAATGGAATCTTCATTAGTTGCGTCGATAAGCATATCAATGTAGTGTTTAGCCTTTTTGAGATCAGCGATTCCTCCCTTCTCTCTCCAACGACTGATGTATTTTACTACGTTTCCTTCACAGAAACCTAGATTGTTTAGCATGATGTAATCCACTGGTTGGATTTTCATATCATAATGATCTGGTGTTCTCATAACATTACCACTCTAATCCACGATAACCTGCGGAACAGGAGCCATCCCAATGTTCGCAGTCAACATATGTGTTATTGAATACTTCTTCCAGTTGACTAAGCTCTTTTTCTTCAGGAAGAAGGCGATTCAGCCCAGCTTCAGTTTCTCTAATCTGCTCAGCCATTCCGCTGGCTGAAATTGGAGGAGGATTCACGGTAAGTTGTTGCTTTCTGTGTACGCATCCTCTGTATCCAGAACCCCAAGAGCAAGTTCTACCATACCCATACCCACCACGGTAACCACCATAGCCGCCATAACCATAAGAGCAGTTACCGTGTGGGCCACAATTCACGTAACCGTTATTCAGTGCGGCGCCGAGAACTGTTCCGAGGAGTACTGTTCCTACGTTTGGTTGTCTTTGCTCCACTACTACGACTGGAGGTTGGTTTTGATTTTGATTTTGGTTTCCGGACAGCTGGTTCTGTAACCTTTCGATTTCTCTTTGGTTTGTCTGTACTTGCAGTTGTCGGTTTAGTTCGTTTATTTGTTCTCTTTGGTTTCTTAGTGTCTGTCCCGTTAGATCGTTTTCGTAATGACTTGCCAGGCTTGGCAGCGGCAGGGCGAGTGGGACGAGCACTAGAGAGGCGAGAATTGTTTTTGATAGGTGCTTTGTCATGCCAATTAGATAATGGTGCTATTTTCTTTACTGTTACTATTTTAGACCATCCACACTCCCTTGCCCACTGATTGAAATGTTTCGTTGCACTTGCTACGGCATTATCGAAACTTCTCGATCGAATCGTGAGATAAATCCATGATGTCTTTACTGGATTACCTTTTATTTCATAAGTTATTTCTAGTTTGAATTCTTTCATAAGTGGGATGATGTTGATACTAAATAAAAGAAACAATACTTATGAAGTACTATACCTATTATTCGTACGAAGAATTTGGAAGCGGATATATTGGAAAAGGTGAGTGTGAATGTAATCCTTCCAATCATCAATATCTAGGATCGTTTAGAGATAAAACATTTCAACCTACTCATAAAATTATTTTAGATGTTTATGATAATAGGGAAGATGCTTTATATGCCGAGTGTATTCTACACGATTTCTTCGATGTAGATAAGAATCCACATTTCGCCAATCTAGCGAAACAAACTTCTCATAAATTTCATTTCTCTGCCTTTGGTGATAAGAATCCCACCAAACGAAAAGAAGTGAGAGAGAAGATAAAGAAGAATCATCCATCTAAAAAAGAAGGATATATTCATCCTATGTTAGGAAGAAAACATTCTGCGGAAACTAAAAGAAAGATGGGCGAATCTCGTAAAGGAAAGAGACACTCCAAAGATACTATACAACGATTGAGGAATAGAGTGATTTCGAATGAAACTCGAAAAAGGATGAGTGAATCACAAACTGGCAAATCGTTGTCAAATAAAACGAAACAGAATATTAGGGATACACTCTTGAAAAAGAGAGGCGTTTATGCTATAATCCACAATTCAAAATTGGGAATTACTGATGAAGGTTATATCTCTAAATTAGTAGAAAAACATAACCTTCATCAAGGACACCTCTCCGAAGTTATTAGTGGGAAAAGAAAATCACATAAAGGGTGGATTATCAATCCTCAGCATTAGGAATGAACAAACATTCATCTTCATCCCACCAGGAATCAAATTCAGATCGAAGATATTCAGCGTCGAGTCTGTAAGTATCATCGCCAGTGCGCTTGTACTCAGTAATCAAGTGTTGAATCTGACGATTCAGGTCTGATTGTGTAACATCCATGACTAGTTTCTCCAGTTGTTCTTTTGATGTAATAACCCGTGGATTCTTATTCATAGGCAATTGCCTGTCTGGATTGTTTGTCATGTTTTGCTTTTCGGTAGGATTTACGAATCGACTTTCGCTTCAGGTCTCTTAGGTGTTGATACCTTCGGGCCCACTTGCTTTTTCGACTGGATTTCATGTTCTTCCTCCGGTTTAGAATATAATATACCTCGTTTGAGGCGGAATAACTCTTCCATTCTGATGAAAGCTTCCTGAGAATAATCACCAGAACGGATGGCGTCCTCAGCAAGGATTATTTCTTTGTTGAGGGCGTCGAGTAAGATCTCTTTGGATCTTGTATCAAAGGTGATTTTGAATAAGATGGACATCATTCATAATCAATTTTACGAACTTCTCTTTCACCATACACTGTTCCAACAGCAGTTACTGGCAAATCGTCAGATGTCATTGGAACATAAGGTGTGTATTGGGGAATTGGAAGATTTGCTGTCTCTAACTCATTCTCCAAATAATTGACGCGTGCGTGAAGGTAGTCTAGAGAGACATCATTTTCTTTGACGATTGTCTCGAGCCAACTCACTCTCGCCAATAGTTGCTGAATCGTTTCCTCTAAAGAGTACTCAGATCCATCATTCATCACAAACTTGACTCTCATTTAGCTCCTTGTGTAATTGTTGTGCCAACTTCTTCATTTTATATGACATGATGAAGTTTGTAAAGGGATTCTTTGGATGAAGTTTTATCATCAACCATCTTCTTTTTATTTCGATCAGTATTACTGATGGTATTAGTAATACGAGAGTTGCGACATCCTCATACTTTACAACATAGTATCCTACTACTGTAAAGAATAGAAGAAGTATAAAGTAATACAATTCCATTATCTTTTTAGAAATATGTTCTCGTACATCTCACTCACAAATAAGAGTGGTCCAACAATCCAATTAGGGAGATTTTGTAGAATTCTTGCTTCGAATTCCAAATCAACTTGATTTTCTGGATAGTTTAGTATGATGTACATTGCTTCACCAGGAGGTACCACTTCTCTTGCCATATGCGTAAGAAGTGGATCAGGGATAATAGCTTCATCCTCATATCCAAAGTTTTCTTGAATGGCATGTATCATTTCATGCCTCATGATTTGATTTACTGTATATGAGGATTCTTTTATATTATCTTCACATAATACAATAGAATCTTGGAAAATGTTATAAGCTCCAAGATTGTATTTGTTATTACATGATTTGTCGGTTGTCGTAACGGTGAAACCTGACATTGATAGGAATATTGATAGTATCCATGAAATCATTGCAATCGTTTAGAAAGTACTTTTGCAGTGATATACAAAACACTAAACAATAGAAATAGTTGTAGCATAGTAATAAGATATCACTGATTTATTTATCAGGATATGGGTTAGGCACTCTTCCGTTTCCATTTACATAACAATTGGGACGTGCTGGATCTAACCACTTCACGTATTCAAAATCATCAAGTAATACTGCCATCTGACGCTCATCTGCCACTTCGTACATGTGAGCGTATCTTTTTGTATGGATGCTGTACTTCTCTACCCATCCTCTCTCTTCTGTTTCAAGGAACCTGTACGGGAACCTTTCTAGTAGTACTGTAGGCTTCATGGTTTCTGTTAGTTACACTAGCATTATAACATAAAAAAGGAGGGTCGTCAACCCTCCAAATCTTCAGACCAAACAAGGTCTTCAATTTCTTCTTGATCTTCTACAAGATTGTAGTAACTCTCGTAGAATACATCAGCGTCGATGCCCTCAAATCCCAGATAACTTGAGAATTCCTCAAGATCACTGTTGTTGAATGAAACGTAACACATAGGAAGTGCCAGCAGTTGGTTTATTTATTATGATACCAAACAGGGAAGAAATTTCATTTGTTTACAAATCGTAACACAATAGGGGTTGATACAGTTGTTGATCTGGCACATAATAGTATCAATGATTATTACCTTTATATTATGAATAACACCCTTAAGACATTTCTGTTTACTCAATGCTCTGTGTGGTCTTGGTTGGTTACAATCACATCGCTGATTTCTCTTCCAATAGTGACAAGATTAATGTATCTCGCTCATCAGTTTGAGTTAAGAGGAGTGATTAGGTAACAAAACTGTCACAATCCATTGATAATCTTTGTGATTTGTGGCATAATTATTTCAGTTACAAACAAACAAATGAAAGTAGTTTCACTCACCGACAACATTCGTTTCTTCAGTCTTGAAGATAATGAAGGATCCTTCGGTCTTCTTGTAGACGTGAAGCGTGGGCTCTTCGCAGAAGTTTACACTAAAGAGGAGTTTACAGAAGTTTACAACCAATTCGTCCAATTCTAAAGAATTGTTACAGGGGAGCCCACTCCCCCTTTTTTATGGTTATAATAAAGACATAACAAACGAGGACATCATGCCTTATTCACTCGACAGCGACACCCATCTCGCTCTTATTGAAATTCTAGAGGATTCTATCGAATTCTTCTGTGATGAGTACAAAATCTCAGGAGAGCTCGCTTGGTTGGCCACACAAAGTCTTTCAACTGTGAAGATGGAGCAATTCAAGGGTAATCGTCGCTAATAAATATCAACAAAGGAGATTACTCATGCAGTTAGAAAGTGCCTCCTCCCTCATTAGGGAGGAGTGTAGGAAAACTGGACAGTTTATAGGCACAATCGATGAAGTCACAAAGGTATCTGCAACCACTTTTTCCTTTTTAGCAGTTCCATACAGTGAAGATTGTGCGAAGAGGGGGAAATGTCGGCGATATCGTTACTATGCTACCATTCTGACTAATGGTCAGGTGGATATTTTTGGAGGTAAAGAATGAAAATCAAATTGCTCTCGGATTTGCATTTAGAATTCGATGAAGCAAATATTCATCCAGGTCAAGGAGATGTGCTCGTCCTTGCTGGTGATATTGTAACAGCTGCAGATATGGGAAATAGTAAACTGGGGAAGAAATTTAATCGATTCTTCAAGCAGTGTGTTGATGGATATAATAAAGTGTTTTATGTTATGGGAAACCACGAGCACTACAATGGTTTCTTTGAGTTAACTGAAGAGAAGTTGAGGAGCACCCTACCAAAGGGTGTTACTCTTCTGCAGAATCAATCTGAGTATTACAATGGTGTACACTTTGTTGGTGCATCATTGTGGACTTCCTTTGAGAATGAAGATTCAGCATCGATGATTTATGCTCAACAGCATATGAATGATTACAATGTCATTCATTCTACCAATGGTTATAAACCTCTCACACCCATCGAAACAGCAGAATCACATAAAATCACAATGGAGTGGTTTCGGCAGTGTGTACCCACCCTCAACGGTAAGGTGGTGATGATTACGCACCATGCTCCATGTTTCACTTCCTTTGATGAAGGATATCGTGAGGATGAGGCGAGACCAGCATATGTAACAAACCTGAGTAAGTTTGTTGGGAGTCACCCAAACATCACCAATTGGTTACATGGTCACGTACACACTTCAAAGGATTACATGCTGAATCAGTGTCGTGTTACTGCGAATGCGCACGGATACGCTGGATACGCAACCAACATAGCATTCGATGAAGAGTTGGAGATTGATGTGTGAATAAATAGTGATACCTATGTGTCGCAACTGGGTATGGGGGGTTATTTTAGTATAACCCCCTATTATAACACATTTTGGTGTTTTCGTCAAACCCTTATAAATAAAGGTGCGACACATAAGGTGACATGAAATACTGGAAGCATTACTGCGCCCTCATGCGAAAGGCAGAGCGGCGCGGGGACATTAGCGGATACGCAGAGAGGCATCACGTATTCCCTAAAAGCATATTTGGCGACAATGATAGGTTAGTGGTGCTGACTGCGAAAGAGCATTACATAGCGCACGTCCTATTAGAAAAGATGATGAGGAAAAGGTATGGGGATAAGCATCCATATACCTATAAGATGTTGAATGCTATTATGAGAATGTCAAACGACAAAAGTGAAAGAAGATATGTGTCAAGTCGCCTATATGAAACGATGCGTGTTAGGTGGGCAAAGGCAAAGAGTGATAGTCAAAAAGGAAATGTTGCTGCCTGGACACAGGACGAAGAGTGGAGAAAAAGGGTGGGAGAGAAGATAAGCAAACGAATAAAGGGCAAACCATCCAAACTGAAAGGTAGAAAACTACCACCGCGAAGTCCAGAGCAATGTGCGGCGATATCCAAAGCGATGACAGGTAAGAAACATAAACAGGAGGTTATACAGCGGATGAGAGAGTATGCTATAATGAATAAGGTAGAGAATAACTTTGGAGACGTTGCGTGGAGCAAAGGTAGTAAATGGTGGAACAATGGGAAGGAAAACATTAGGAGCGTCGAGTCGCCAGGCGAGGGGTATGTCCAGGGCAGACTTCCATTCAAACATAAAAAGAAGAGGAAGCGTAGAAAGAAAACTACTCCGGTTGAGATATCTGGGTAGTTTTCTACTTTTGAGCGGATACTTTATTATCCTCTATGTGGATGTGCTCACAGGTGTTATAATGACACTTGTATCTGATATCATCTGTGCCCCTTATGCCATTAGAAGACGATATTGGGATATCATTATGGTGATTGCTGTATTCAGTATCATCAACATTTCAAAAATCATTACAATGACTTTCTTATGACTTATTCAACATTTATGGAATACTTTGTTCCCGCCATTACTGGTATGGTTATGGTTGGAGTCGTGTTGGGACTTACGATTATTACGAAATGATACAAGGGGTTGGCAACCAACCCTTTTTACCTTATGATTAAGGGGTGAAAGAGGACAACTATGATTCCAATGCAATTTTTCAGAAACATTCCCGTTTCCTTGCTCGAAGAGGATTGGGAAAGGATTAGAAAGGCACTGCAGTGCTATATCCAACAACAGGAGGCGTTACTTAAAACTATGAATTGTGGTGACAGAGAGTGGGAGGAATTGGAGGTGTATGTGAAACTAGAAAAAGACATTGAAGTCCTTATTTTGGGCAATAAGAGGTGATTATGGAAGAGTTTGAAGAATTCTGGCAAGAAGTTGAAGAGTTTGCCAAGAAACACAACATAACCACTCGATATGTTGAAGAAGAGTTTATCCTTGAAGGTGAACTCATCAAATTACCATCCACAGACAACAATTAATGCCTCATCAAAGACTCACACAAATTGAAGAGATTGAGCTCACTCGATCCCTCAAACAACATGAAAGAGGATCAAAAGAGTATTGTAAGATTCTTCACAGAATCGTTACACACAACGTAGGTTTGGTGAAACGCCTCGTCAACAAGTTTCCTATTCGAAACAGCACTTGTAGTTTCGATGATTTGTATCAGGAAGGCATCGCTGGACTTATTCATGCGATTGAAAAGTTTGACCCTTCAATGGGATATCGACTTTCCACTTACTCTTACAATTGGATAAACTCTTACATTCGTCGTTACTATCAAAATCACGGCAGAGCAGTTAGAGTACCAGTACACATGTCAGACAAACAGATGAAACTCAACAAACAAATTGAAGTACTAACATCTGAATTGGGTCGTGTTCCTACTTCAGATGAAATCAAAGAAGTAAACACAGATACTGAAACCATCATCAGCACAATGATGAATAACGTATCTCTCAATCAACTGATTGGTGAAGGAAGTGAGCTCGAATCACTTATTGCCGATGAGGGGAGTGAAGAAAAGTTTGAATCTCAGGTTGATGCTGAGATTCTCCTAATGAAACTGAAGCCACTCGTTTCTGATCGTGATTATCAGATTCTCATTCATCGTTATGGGTTGAATGGTGAGGGTGAGTATACTCTCAGTGAACTCTCTGATAAGTTTGGTGTCACAAAGGCCCGTTGTCATCAAATTCATCATAAACTTATCGATGTGATGAAGACCCTAGTCTAAATAGACATGGATCTAACACCTTTGTAGAATTCAAACAAAAAGATGTCAATCAATTTCAGCACAGGAGAACTTCAAAGATCCAAAATCAATCTCTACGCACAGGAGGTTGTAAAGGAGAATTTGAATCAATCTCAACTACCCACAGACATTCATCTCATTGAATATGAAATGAATGGCGTTCTTTATTGTGACGCAGTGAGAGCATTCAAACTATCTGATGTATTTGATGTGTATTATGACAAACTGAATAAGATGAATGGTAAGATCATCTCCATTACTAATGGATATGGCACCATCAGTCCTAAGTTGTGGAAAGGTAATGCGGAGGATTCCTAAATGGAAATTTTCACCTTCAGTGTTATGCTCTTTCTCGCAGCATACATCATAGTTGCTAACTAATGCAACAACCCCTTGGCAGGGCCCTGCCAATGGGTTATTATAATAGAGTAAAGAGCAAACCCCCTTCGTTATGAAACTATTTTCCAAGTTACTGGTTGGTACCCTTGCACCATTGATGGTGTGTGGATACCATTCGACCAATCGTGTATTCCTTATCTGCCAAGATAATGTTACTCAATACAATGGTCGGCCAATTCCCCCAACAGCAAACGATCGAGACACCATTCGACATGAAGCCATTCATGTTATTCAGGATTGTAGGGCTGGCAGAATCAATGATGGTTATTTGGGATTCGTGATCGATAACAAAAACGATAGGGTTGAGTTTGTTCAGGAGTCGCTGGCACAATCGCAGATTCGTCGAATCATCAATTCTTATAGCGAGCATGATGATGTGGTTATCGAACTGGAATTGGAAGCATTCGCTGGAGCCGCATCCATCGACGCACAAACTCTCGCACAGGGAGTTGCTAACCACTGCCGTTTATGATTATGTTGAAAAGAATTATCGCCCGCACTCGTTGGGGAAATCAACTCACTGAGTATGATTACTCTTATATGAGAGGATTAACACTTTGGGAAGTATTCAAAGCTCCCTACTTGACACCTAAGTCTCTTTGTATTAAATTTAATAGGTCACTAAGAAACAAATGAATCAGTTTTATCTTCAACCCTTCAAAACAAAAGCTAAAGGTTTCAACACAGAGTTCTCTGTACATGACCTACATGAGAAGGTTCGTTTTGGCCACAAACTTGACATGTATGAGCAACAATTTGTTGATCATTTGAAATCTCAAAACCTCTGGGAGACTTACTAATGACTTCTTATGATGAAGAGCAGAAGTATCAGGAAATCTTCACCATTCTTCTTATGTCTGGTGAATATCTTGAATCTGATATTGATGGTCAAGTGATGGAGATTATGGACAACCCGAAACTCTATCCAGAATACTTCAATGAATGATGTATTTGTTGAGGCTTTGATTCTGGGTATAATTCTCGGAATTGCTCACGGAATGCTTCAAAGCTAACTTATGTTACAACACTGGCCTCTGGGCTCCCATAAGGAGCACGCCAGTGTTATAGTATAAGAGTACACAACCAAATCAACTAACTTTTTATTATGGCAAAACTTCAAATTATCGCCAATGGGCAAAACACCCAAGGCAATGATGTTCTCATCGGACCTGACCTCACTCTTCCTGAGTATGAAGGTAAGAAGGTTCGTTACCAGATCCAAGGTTGGGATGGTGATGACTACCTGGAAGGTGGTGATTACAGTGACAAACTTCTTGGTGACAAGGGCAATGACACCCTCGTTGGTGGAGCTGGCAAGGATGAACTTGTTGGTGGTGAAGGCAACGATAACCTCGATGGTGGAGAAGGCAAAGCCCGCCTTGTTGGTGGTGTTGGTAACGACCAACTTCAGGGTGGAGCTGACAAAGATGAACTCTTCGGTGGAGAAGGCAACGACAAACTGAACTCTGGTTCAGGTAATGACAGGCTCTGGGGCGGAGTTGGTAACGACCTACTTATCATGGGTGCTGGTAACAACGAAGCTTGGGGTGGTGAAGGTCTTGACCAGTTCTTTATGGGTCCTGGTAAGAACGTCATTCACGACTGGGAAGACGGTGAGGCTCTGAAGTTCCAATCTAACCGAGTTAAGTGGACAGAAAAGAACGGAGTTTCTGACCCAATGGGTGCTCCTGTTCTGACCCAGCGTGGTAATGACGTTCGCATCCAGTTTGACACTGGCCGCACTCTCGTTAGGAATGCAACTGTTGCTGAAGTCTTTGACGACATCCAAGACCTGAGCCCTGAGGGTTTGACTCCCAAAGCTCCTCTTCAAGGTAAGTTTGACAAACTGGACAATGTTTACTCCGAAACCGGCAATGGTTGGGGTAAGTACATTGGTGAAGATGAAACCGGTGACATCTGGCTTCAACTTCGTAACGATGGTGGTTATGATCCCTCCAAGAAATACGCGGTGGTGATGACTACTGGTGACGCCGGTAACAAGAAGCAGAACATCGGTGAGATGGATCCTGACACTTATCATGTGGCTGGAACCATCAAGTTTGATGATGGTGAAGGTTACTATCATGTGAATCTGGATGAGTCCGACTTCGCAGCTGTTGACGCTATCCGTTCTGATAAGAGCAACGGAGCTAACAAGAATGGTTACGACTTCCACGTTGTTGACCTTCAAACTGGTTACAAAGGTGGCCGCAAAGCTCAATCCCAAGGTCGCCGAGAGCTGACTGAAAATAACTCTCTTTATGATTATCTGAATGGACTGGATAGTCGCAAGCGTAGTTATGAAGCTCCCGATCCTCTGACTGGAGAGATTGTGGATGGTGACCGTGATGGCAACCGTCTGACTGGGGGACACATGCAAATCGCACTCCAATCCAACTTGGATGGTGGTGGAACTCTGGACCCAATCACTGAGTCTGACTTCCAACTGGTTTCTGTCTTTGATGAAGACAACCGTGACCTCACGGATGTGTTTGAAATCTATGATGATGTGAGCCATCGTGGAAACCGCAACCTCATTCGTCCTCTGGATGGTTATGAAGTTATGGGTGAGGGTGACACACTTACTTTCGAAGTGATTGATAACGCTCTTAGTGGTGACAACACTGCCTTCTTTACGGCAACTGTGGACATCTGATAGGTTACGAAGTGTAACGAGGGGTTGGCACGGCCAACCCTTTTGCCTTATACTATAAGAGTAGACAAGCAAACCAACTAACTTTTTATTATGGCAAAAGCAACTTCTTACAGATTTACAAACGACGACGACACCAGCCTCGCCTGGCAGCGCCCCACTGGTGCTGAAGATGAAACCCTGAAGGGTAAAGATGGAAATGATACCCTTGGCGGTGGTGGTGGTAATGACACCATCAAAGGTCAAGATGGTGATGACACGATCTATGGTAACACCGGAGATGATGTCATCGATGGTGGTAAAGGTGATGACACCATTTATGGTGGTGATGACGACGACCAAATCCTAGGTGGTAAAGGAAACGACATCATCTACACTGGCGATGGCTTCGATGCTGTTGACGCTGGACGTGGTGATGACACCGTTTACGCCAAGGGTGATAGTTATGTGCTCGGTGGTAAGGGTGATGACACTCTTTACGGCAACGGATACATCAACGACCTCAGAGGTGGTGAAGGTGAAGACCGCTTCTTCCACGGACAGAATGGAGTTACTATTCTGACTGACTGGGAAGTTGGAGAAAGCATCGGTTACGATGTCTCCAAGAATGGCGAACCTACCGTTTTTGAGGCTTCTGAGGACCTCACTGTTATCTCTTGGATTGACAGTGTGGACAATGGTGAGAAACTTGATGAGTTTTTCAATGATTTGTTCGAACAAGCTGAAGAAGAAGGTTCCACACAAGAGGAACTGTTTTCTCAATCAAACTTAGTGTTTGTCTTTGGTGCTAAAGTTGAGGACGTGGAAGACGCTCTGGACCCCATCGGTGAAGCACCTGTGGACCCCGAAGTTCCCCCTGTTGTTGCACCTCCCCAAGACAACAACGATGATGACCACGAGCCTGAGTTTGCCCAATACACTCGTTACAACTGGAACCTTCCTGAGTCACAGTCTGAGCACGCTATCTTCACTCATAACGATAGCATTCTCTCCCGTGCTGGTTACAAACTGACCACACTGGCTGACGACAACTGGAACAAAGTTGTTGTTGAGGACGGTGTTGCTGTTGGTTCCGATCCTTGGGTTGAAGGTGTTGCTCTGGAAGACCAAGTAACAGTCAACGACTGGATCATTGGTTCTCCTGAAGAAGACGCACTCCTTCATGGTTATCAGGGGGACGATGTCATCCAAGCCGCACAAGGTGAAGACCTTTTGCGTGGTGGTAAGGGCAACGATGTTCTCATCGCTGGTGCTGGTAATGACATCATTTACGGTGGTAAGGGTAACGACCTCTACTTCGGTCGTGATGGCATTGACACCTTTATTCTTGGTGAAGGTGACAATGTGATTGTGGATTATGAAGCTGGTGTTGATGTCCTTGGCTTCCTTGCTCCTGAGCAACTGAAGTTTGAAGAGACTGAGTTCGGTGTTCTCGCCACTTATGATGGTGGTACAGCACACCTGCTGGGAGCTAACATCAACAGCTTCTGATGTGAAGTAATGTTACAAACCCCACCACTGACCCTGGTGGGGTGTTATACTATAAGAGTAAACAACCAAACCACTTTATTATGAAGAAACTTCTGACCTCACTTCTTGCTGGAGCAACCCTTACCCTTTCCGGCCTTTCATTCATTCCTGAAGCAAATGCTAATGACCGATGTGCTTATGGGGAAGGTTACTCCTTGTGTTTCGATTACAGCGATCCTGTGAAAGATTACTATGTTGTAACTCTTCGGAACAACCACACAACAGAGCGGATGCAAGTTCAGTGTAACGGTGCCCGCGTTGTTGATTGGCGTTCTAATGGTGGAGCCACACAGCAGGAAGCTGAATACCTGGCCAGTTACGTTTGTGGCCTTTGAGTCATTATTACAGACTGCAACAGGGGGGTTGGCACCCCCTTTTTTGTGCCTTATAATAAAGGAGTAAACAAAGGAGAGAAACTCATGAAGAACCTAGCACACACCATTCTTTCGGGGCATCACGAAACCATGGCATTCTGTCAGAGGGTGAATGATACCACTCATGAGTATTACACTTATCGCCCGAATGTTGATTTGGTGGCATCACGCAATCACTATCTTCATCAGGTGATGAATCATCGCTCACATCAATCTGAGTATTGATTATGAAACTCACTTCACTCAAAAACGACATGACTTACAACGGATGGGAAAATTATGAGACCTGGAATGTCTCTCTTTGGATTCAGAATGACGAAGCTCTTTACCTGATCGCTAGGTTATTCGCAGCTGATGGTAAAGATTATCTGGACTTCTGTGATTATCTGATTGAGGAAATTGAGTGCACTCACACTCCTGATGGTGTGAGGTTTGATAACCCTCTTCTGGATGTTGAGCGACTAAATGAAATGATGGAGGAACTCTGATGACTGAAACAAGAAACCACCCTGAGGTAAACCAAATGAAACCACCTTCCTTCTTTGTGTACAAAGATCTGGGAGCTGTGTACGCACTCTCAGAAGATGATGACCTTCTTTACTCTCCTCTGATGAAAGATGGTTCTTACTCTGTTGACACAGATGAGTACTCTTTGGTTGAGATTGATGACTGTGATGAGAATCTGGAAGACACACTGATTTGGATCCACAGTCGCCTCATGGATTTGAGGGTTGTTACATAAACCACATTATCCATAAAACCACAGGCGGGCAGGGTTTATCCCTCACCCGCCTCCTTTATGCAAGGAAAATCAGTTTATGTGAAATAAGGAACCCTGTGGTGGCCAGGGTTTTCAGAGGCCTCTGGCGGGGGCAGAGTGGGGGAGGAGCCAAGAGAGGAAAATGGATTGTTAAGTGATGTAACAACCCCTTGGCGAGGCCAGCCCCAGGGGTTATGATATAAGAGTAAAGGAAAGGGAGGAACCCCAAATGACCATTTCTTATCAAGTTCGTTGTCCTTCTGAGCCCTACGAGAACTCTTCAACCTTTGACATGGGTGAAGCTATCGATCTGGCAATCAATCTCTCAGAAGATTATCAGACTTACGCTTATGTGGCCTATTACAATGAAGAAGGTCACATGCAACTCGTCGCTGACTACACTAACGGAGTGGCCTGATGAATAACAACACCAACAAGAAACTCGATCGTTTCGACATCGGCTTCATCTTCTTTCTGATCACCTTCGTCACCATTCTCTGAATAACACCATGATTACACAAGACGATAAAGATTTTGTCAACTTTCTGTTCGATAAACTCTTCACAGAAACTGACACAGACATGATCGATTTGCATGATGATGACACATGTTGTGATCACATTGAATTTGAACAACTCTCGCTCTTCTGAACAATGAAAGATTATGAGACTTTGTTTAGGTTTGAGCAAACCAAGTTTGGCATTGTGTTTACTGACAAGGATGGTAAAACCGATTGTGTAGATTGGTTACAACCCCTTGGCACCAGCCCCATTCCCCCTTATACTAAAGAAGTAAACAAAGGAGACCACTTATGACTGATGAAACCATTCTAAAACAACTCTGCATCTACGCAGAACGCGCAGGTTATTGGCAAGACAAAGGAGATGAAGAAATGTCTCAATTCTTTGTTAATCAGGGTTATTCTCTGTTAAAATCATTAGATACCGACGATGGTATTCTATATGTTGATACAAGCAAAGTATGAAGCCATTCGTTATGATTGAAAACTTCCCACATAAACCACCTGATGGTTATCGATATGAATTCATACAATTCTCACCACAATACATCCAAATTCGCATCGTTGACGAACTGGATCGCTTTACTTACACTACTGATACTCCCGTTAGCACTTGCTGGGGTTACTATCGTTCGAACGGAAAGTACTATTCAGCAAAGTCAGCAAAACGAGTTGGGAAGGAAGTCGATATTAGATGCACTTCCCCTTTTTCCGCAACAATTCCCACCAAAAGAGTAATTGAATCATGAAAAGAATCTTCGCTCCTCTCGCAGCAACTGCATTATTCGCAACAGCATCACCATTCATCGCACCTTCCAGTGCTGAAGCATCTGTTTTTCCGCAGACACAGGTGATGGCTACGGTAAACAACAACACAACATCAGATGAAGATGCGGCAGCCGGCGCACTGGCACTATTCATCGGATTCATCTTTGTGTTGAGTGGTTACATGTTTCCGTGGATTGTGGCGATGCTTCGCGGTTCACGACAATCTGGACCTGTTTTTGTTCTCAACCTGTTGTTAGGTTGGACATTCCTTGGATGGGTTGTTGCTTTGGTGATTGCTGTAGCACCCAAACAAAAAGATGTTATCATTGTGAATGATTCGAGAGTTTCAGACAAATGAAAACATACAAAGTTTTGTTGGTTGATAAGAAGAAAGGTTATCTATCAACCATAAACATAACTCAAAACTCCCTGAAAGAGGCTCTGGCAACCCTGCACACCCTCTATAATAACTATCGGGTACGTTCTATCGTAGAAGTACCTTTCGATGAATGTAGGGGGGATTTGGAATGAGTAACCAATCCCCCATCGATGCAATTCTCACAGCACTTACCACACTCGCTGTTATTGGTGTGATCGGCACTGCAGTTTATTTTGCAGTTACAGGTAATCCAGTAACACTTCCGTTGGCTCCACAAGTGCAAGAGAGAGTTGATAACTGATTTTGAATGCTAACCTTTGTAACGACCCCTTGGCATGGCCCCCTGGGGGGGTTATGATATAAGAGTAAAGGAAAGGAAAACCTCAAATGACTAACAAAACATCCATTGGACCAGCTGTCGCAGCACTCGCTACAATCGTCGCCGTTGCAGGTGGTGGTGCTTATCTTCTCGCAAATCCAACATCAGGTTCGAGAACCACGACACCCTCACAAGAGGTGGTAGTGAATCGTGTGAATCGACTCTCATCTGGTGAGGCAACTTACTACTCAGCAACCACCAAAGAAACTGAGAAGTTTACCTTCACTGTTGATAATCTTACGAACTATGATTATACTGCTATAGCTCCACATTATAACATCACATACTCTGATGGAGTCAATGCTAACTACCAGTTCGTATCATCCAATCGAGTTACAATATACAGCTTTGATAAGGATGGCAAGTTGCTGGATTCAACTCCAGCCACTTACAAGGTTGATGGAAGGAATGTGGTTATCACCAGTGAAACTGGTAGTGTTACCACTTGAATCGTCGTCGCCTGGAACGACGTGAGGAGCAACAGCGACTGAATGATGAAACCTTCGATCAAATGGTTTCACGAATCTCCAAGCAAGCCTGTGTGAAAGCTGAAGGTCTCAGCTACATCTCCACCAACACAGTTGTTCAAAACGCAATCAACCCAGTGATTCGATCGATTAAAATGAGTGAAGCAAACCAGCGTCGTTGGAATAACATGAATCCTCGTCTTCGCACCCAACACGTAACCGGAGCGATGATGTTTGATTGTAACAACGTGATGCAGGTGGTTGTCGAGAGTGACATCAACTCCGCTCTTCTGGGACTTAGCATGATGAATTACTGATTATGAAGAAACCAATTATTCGTCTTTTGGTTGCTTTAGTTGTGGTTGCATCCCTCTCACTGGCTTTGAATTACAAAGCAGAGAGGGATGAGGCTAACTTCTTGGAACTGAAAGAATTCAGATTGAGTGCTAAGTGATGTAACAACCCCTTGGCGGGAGACCGCCAGGGGGTTATGATATAAGAGTAGTCAAGGGAAGACCCCATGAGCAACAAAACCAACGTCATCGAAGTCATCGCTAACATCTCTGATGATGTTATCAAAAACACCAACAAGGTTCTGGCTTCACCCGCCTTTCTGGAGGTGTTTGGCCTCTCTTTGGATGAAATGATGGAGGGTTCGGATCAGAAGACCCAAGACACAACCAAACTGATTCAATACATTCTTAACAATCAGATTGTTAAACTGTTGGGTGAGAATGGTTACAAGGATGAAACCACCGGTCGCGATTACATGATTTGTGGTGAGCCTGTTGAATTCAAACTGATGGGTGGTTCTGATAAATCATCATTCGCAACTGGCAACAAGATTTCAGCAACCGCTGGAGCTAAAACCAATCTGGTTTGGAGTATCAAGTATGAAATGAATGATGGACAAATCACCAGTTATGGTTCTGTGTTGGTTGACACTGATTTGGTTGAAAACGCCTGGAATGCTGGTAACGGCACTTCTGATTCTTATTCAACACTGAAAATCAAAAAGGATGAGATGGATGCTGTTGATTGTGTTTATGGTGTTGTGAAGGCAGCCCGCACTTATCTTCAATTCGCCACATCACCTGTGGTTGAATTCTGATAACAATCTATGTTATACTAGGAGGGTAATTACCCTCCTTCTTTTATGCTTGAAACTAACAAGGTTTATAACGAGTCCTGCATCACAGGTATGCAGAAGATGGATGAGGAGAGTGTTGATTTAGTCATCACTTCTCCACCTTATGATGACTTGCGCACTTACAATGATTCATCAAAGTGGGACTTCAATGTATTCAAAGAAGTTGCAGCTGGTTTGGTGAGAGTGCTGAAGCCAGGTGGTGTCATCATGTGGAATGTTGGTGATGCTGTTGTGAATGGAAGTGAGACAGGTTCTTCATTCAGACAGGCACTTCATTTTATGGAGTTAGGCCTCAGGTTGCACGACACGATGATCTATGAGAAGACTGGTATTGCATTTGCTGCTGGACCCAAATCAAATCGATATTCACAGGCGTTTGAGTATTGTTTCATTCTGAGTAAGGGTAAGCCCAACACTGTGAATATCATTATGGATAAGCCGAATGTGTGGGCAGGTGCGAAGTCATGGGGTAATGCAAGATCTCGTCAGAAGGATGGCACACTCTCTATTTCAGAAGATAAGACTAAAGAGATTCGTGAGTTTGGTGCGCGCACTAACATTTGGAAGGTAAAGAATGCTGGTGGGTTTGGGCAATCAGATAAGAGAGCATATGACCACCCAGCGACAATGCCAGAGCAACTTGCGAAGGACCATATTCTTACCTGGAGCAATCCTGGAGACCTTGTGGTTGACCCATTTATGGGTTCTGGCACAACAGCAAGAATGAGCATTGTGACTGGAAGACCTTACATTGGATTTGAGATTGACCCAACTTATTATCAACTCTGTACGGAAATCACACCACAAAACATTCTCCCATTTGATGATGACGATGATGCTAAGTGATGTAACAACCCCTTGGCATGGTCAGGCCCAGGGGTTATGATATAAGAGTAGTCAAGGGAAGACCCCATGAGCAATCTCACTAAAGCACTCACAGCCACTGGCATCATTCTCACACTCGGCATCAACACTCCATCAGCTGAAGCATTCGGTCTTGGTGGAATCGTCAACACGGTTCAACAAGGTGTTCGAGTGATTGACCAGATTGATAGAAACAACCAACAGGTTGAAATGGCTGAACAAGAAAACGAAGCTCGTCGAGTTCGAGCTCTGGAACAAGCCAATGAGGACAAAATCCAAGCTGAGGTTGAGCGTCGGTTGGCTGAGATTGAGTCACAAAGACAACAGCAACAGCAACAACAGCCACGAACTTCTTCTAACACCACAGCCAACAATCGTGGCAGTTCAACAAGGATCACATTACCTGGAGGACAAGGTCTTGGTGAAGGAATGGCACAAAGCGATTGTGTCCAAAGACAGGAACGAGGTTACATCGGTTCAACTCGAGCAGCCTATGAAAACTGTGTCGCACAACAGACTCGGATGTATGGATTGATGGGTTTCTGAGTTACAACAACTCTTTTTTCCATAAAACCACAGGCCTTCACCTCCAACTGGC